CGTCTTACCGACAGGTGGATGGAGTTTTAGAAGCAGGAAAAGATTCTGTGGTGGTATTTCACAGGTTGCGGAAATCAGACGATGAAATCAGTGAGTATATTTTGCAAAGACCAGCACAGCATCATGGGCAGTTGATGGAGTTTTGGAAAGAAGTGAAAGCAAGCGTGGCGATATGAAGAGAACACCGTTGAAGCGGACGGCTTTCAAGCCGAAGAAAAGAACTAATCACAATTGGTCATTGATGCGAAAGGATGTGTTTGGGCGTTCTTCAGGTGCTTGTGAAGCAAGGTGGGAAGGGTGTACACGGCTTGCTGCTCATGTGCATCACATCAAGCGTCGGTCGCAAGGTGGCAGTGATGAATCCAGCAATCTTCTTGCGGTCTGTGCTCATTGTCATCACATGATTCATACCAATGTTTCTGAGGCTTCAAAAAAAGGACATTTATTTGTAATCAAAGGTTGACGAACACTAAACCGTAGTGTATCTTTGTAGAAAGCAAGTGGGAAACCACACAAAATAAAGGAAATATAAAATGCAACAAACAAAAGTCAAATGGGCAACACCCCCAGCAAAACGCACGGGTACTCGTAGCGGTGGACGCAAACTCGGAGCAACGGCTCGTTTCGTTGAGGTGCTAAAGACTCGCCCAAACAAGTGGGCTATCTACAAGAGCAATGCGAACAACGCAGTAACAGTCAGCACAGCAAAAAAGGCGTATCCACAAACCGAGTGGACCAGCCGCAAAAATCCTGACGGAACATTCACTCTCTACGCTCGGTTCATCGGAAAACAATAGTGGAACATTCCGTTTCGCTAAAAGAGCAAAACGGAGTCACATGCGTTTCGTTCGTGGTGTATCAACGACCATGGACAACTAACGCCGAAAGAAGTGGTAATCGCTGGGTTCGTGCAAGCAACACAGCCGAATGGAGAAATCTGTACGGTTGGCTTGCAAGGACTCAGCCTTTGCCATGTTTGACTAATGTTGTTGTAACTGTTGGGTTGTCTTTGAAGGGGCGACTGCAAGACACGGCAGCATGTAATCCTGCGGTCAAAGCAGCCATTGATGGGTTGGTTGACGGTGGACTGATGAAGGACGACACACCTGAACATTTGGTTGGAGTGTTGTTCCTTGCACCAGTAAGAGCAAAATACGACAGAATCATCATCACAGTAACGGGGAAAAGACATGGATGAAATGCAACAACCTGAGTTGCCGTACAACGGCACTGAAGGCTTTGTAGGAGGCTCTGACACATCTCGTGACAGGGCGATGAGGGAAGTAGCCGAGGGCAAGGTTTCAGAGCGTCAGCAAGCCGTTCTGAACATACTGGAGGAGTTTCCCGATGGATTGACTTGGCAGGAGGTTGGCGACAAATTGGGTCTGCATCACGGGCAAGTATCGGGCAGTTTGTCCGTGTTGCACAAAGCAGGAAAAATTGCTCAGTTGCGGTCCAAGCGTGATAACTGCCATCCCTACATCTCTATGCGATGCACCGTCATGCACCCTTTGACTGAGTTGATTCTTGCACCAAGCGACACAAAGGCTGGACGGAAACGGGCTGCCCTAATGTTGGTCGTTGAAGCAGCCAAACAAGTTGACGCCGACTACAACATTGAAACGGCTTCCTTTCTTCGCAACGCTTTACGCCGATTGGATGCGATTGACAATACTTGACCGTGCTACTGTTCATGGCTATGAACGACTTCGGGCAAGTACGCATTGAAAACCATGAGCAAGTTGAAGATTCTGACTTGGAGAAGGTCAAAATATTGACATCCATGATGAGGGAGCACCAACAGGCTGTGATTCGGTTGGGCGTTCAACGCAGGGTTGTAATTCGTCGTCTGAGAAAAGCCCGCACCCCTTATCGTGTTATCGCCGACGCTTGTGGCGTTACCGACCAAGCCTTGTTTGCGGACCTTCGGAAACATCCCGAAGAAAGTTGACTCAGGACATTACTTCTGATAACTTGTAATTGAGGGCAGGGAAAGCCTTCAGAAAGAGGAACAAATGACCAAGCACGAAAAAGCCTTCAAAGACCTGATAAGCAATCTTGACGGTCTTGAACAAAGCGTCAAGTCGTTCAAGAGCAAACTTGAGTACGGCGAGTTGAGCGTCACGGATTACACAGTCATGGCGGAGTATCAGAACCTCCTTCTTCAGATGGGGTCACTCAGTTGGTACTGCACGGCATACGCAAAAGAGCAGGTGCTAACAGAAGAGCGCATCGCTCAAGGTTTGGGAGTTGCGTAATGAAATACCATAAGCATTTCAAAAACATCAATGATGTTACGGTAAAACGAAGCAAGATTCTGCTTGATGGCTGGAGTCAAAAAAGCGAACAACAGCGGTGGGAGGCAATACGCCTTTGGACCATTATGGTCAGCGTTGACCGTGGAATGGAATGTCCTAAGTTGATGATAAATCCGTCTGCTGGGTACGGCTATTACAGCCAAAGGCATAACGAAATCCACATGTCAAAGCCATCTATCGTGACTCTGTTCCACGAGTTCCGACATGCGATGCAATACCAAGGCAAGGCAGGGACTTGGCGAGATGAAGAGCACGACGCTAGGGGCTGGTCATTGAGTCTTTACTTCAAGATTGCCCCGAGGACGCTGAAGCGCCTTGTTGCCGAGGAAAAAGTGCTTCACATGACCGTGGCAGATTTTGCATGAATTGACATTGCGGGTTATCTGTGGTAATTTATTAGTGGAGGCAGGGGAAGCCTTCGGAAAGGAAAGTGGAAGTGCCAAGAGGACACCGAAACAATTACGACATTGACCAAGTGGTCGCAATGCGTGAGCAAGGGCTTAGTTACCGCTTGATTGCCCAAATGGTTGGTGCGTCAGGAGAGTCCACCATTCGTGAGGCGATTCGCCGACACTCGGGTCAACCACCACGAGATGCGAGTCGCTCGCTAGCGGCAAGCATTGCTCTCGCCGCAAGATGGAACACCACTCGCCCAGCGGTCGGAACACGAACCTTTGGTGTTGAGATTGAGTTCCATACGGCGATTCGTGGAAATGTTGCCGACGCAGTTGGAGCGGTGGTCGGTTACCACATTCACATGACTGGCTACCACGGGAACACTTGCTACACATGCGGTGGCACTGTTAGCGGTTATCAACAGTGGAAACTGGAAACAGATTCTTCCGCTACCTTGCATATGCGTAACGCTGGTCCCCGTGCCAACAACCAAGGTGGCGAGTTGGTCTCGCCAGTTCTTAGCGGTGAAGCGGGCTTGGAAGAAGTTCGCAAGGTCATGCAGGCTCTACGAAGCGTCAACGCAAAGGTTGACCGCAAACACGGTATGCATGTTCACCTTGGTGTTGCCGACATTACTGGTGACAATCGGGCGAGACTCTTCCTCAACTACAAGCAGATGCAAAAGACATTGTTCAAACTGGTTGCCAGTTACCGTCACCACAACACTTACTGCAATCCCGTGCCTGCGAATCGCCTAGATGAGTGGGCAGATAACTCACGCTACGGCAGAGGACTTATCGGTTATCACACCGATGCCATGAATGTTGACAACATCCGCCGAATCGGAACTATTGAGATGCGTATGCACCAAGGAACCCTCAACGGTAAAAAAGCAACAGAGTGGGTAAAACTACTGGTCGCTTTCTTTGATGCTTCTCTTGCTGGAGTTGTCATTGACGACAACGATGACCCAATCACAATTCTCAAAGACAGTGGCTACATCACAAACGCCTCGGCTGAGTGGTTAGTCCGTCGTCAAGAAACTCTCTACCCAAACGCAGTAGTCGTTTAGAAAGGAAAAATAAAATGTGCGGAATCGCAGGATTTTCAATTTCAGATAAAGACCACCGACACATCAACTGTCGCAAACTTGCCAAGGCACTTGCTCGTCAGATTGAGCGCCGAGGCACCGATGCGACTGGCGTTGCTTGGACACAAACAGACCCCGACGGTTCGCTCGGTGTTTGGTACATGAAAGATGCAATCTCAGCATCAATGTTCATGGACAGCATGGACCAAATTGCTATGCACACTCGTTCAGCAATCATCCACACTCGGTACGCCACAAAAGGTAGCCCCGAGAACAACGACAACAATCACCCGATTATTGTCGGCGACACAATCGGTATTCACAATGGCGGTATTCGCAACGATGACCGAATCATTGCCGAAGTTGGCACGGGGCGTACTGGTCAGGTTGACACCGAAGCAATCTTCAGACTGATTGATGCGAGTGATGACCCAACGCAAGAACTGCACCGACTAGAGGGTTCGGCGGCGATTGCTTGGTTCAACATTGAAGAGCCAACGGTTCTCAATGTTGGTCGCTTACGCCAAAGCCCATTGTGGATTGGAGCCACACCGAACGGTTCAATGGTGTTTGCCTCAACAGAGCAGATGTTACGCACCGCATCGGCGCAGGCAGGTGTCAAACTATCGGTAGTGAAAGAAATCCCCGAGGGTTTATTCATGCAGTACCGCAATGGTGCCGTTATTGATGTTCAAACAACAAAGGAAGGAGCAACAGTATGATTCAAATAACTTTTGACAAGAAGCACATTTACACATGTGATTCCGCCACGGATTTTCTTGAACTTTATGCAACACTAAACTATGTAACGCTTTCTCCCCCGTTGGTAAATGTGGAGGGCGCTAGACATCTTTTAGCCTTCCGAGCGTTCACTGAACACTTCGGGGAATTGGACTTGTCACTGTCAGATGAAGATTTTGTTCTTCAAGCCGCCAGCGTTGGCATGTTCAGTGTGGAGAAACTAAATGGATTGGAAAAGTCGTGCTGCTTGTCGGGGGATGGGTCCAAACCTTTTTTACGGTCCGTTTGACGAATCATCGTCTGACCGAATAAAACGAGAAGCCGAAGCAAAGATGATTTGCCGACAATGTGATGTTGTCGGCGATTGTCTTGTTGCGGGTCAATCCGAAGAAGGCATTTGGGGTGGCATGACTGACGCCGACCGTCGGCGAGCCACTCAGCGTTCTCGTTATTCACCCGTTCGTTCTTTCACATCGGTTAGACCTTCGGCACCTGCTTCGGCAGCCGATGCGATTCAATGGACAGCGTTGGAATCTTCAGGGAAGATGATGTTGTTCCGTCGGGATTCCGAAGTTTCTTGGCATGGTTCCGAGTTCATTGTCGTCAGAGATGGAATCGTGATTGAACAAACAGAAGATTTGAACAGGGCGTACACAACATACGCTCGCTTGATAGAGTAACTGAGTCTGTCAGACAGTCAGTTCCCTCTCCTCATCGGCGTTTTCCCCTTTCCGTCGGTGAGGAGGGGCTGACACTGGAAAGGAAAAAATGGCGACCAAGAAAATCCCTGTTGTTCCATCGGCGCTTTCTCATCCTGTTGAGTTGACCGCTCTTGATGCGTTGCTTCCTCACCCAATGAATCCACGCAAAGGCAATGTTGACAAGATTGTTGAGTCCATAAAGGTCAATGGGTTTTATGGTGTGATAGTCGCTCAGAAATCCACCAAGTACATCATTGTCGGCAACCATCGTTGGCAAGCAGCCCGTCACCTAGACCTTGATGTTGTGCCAGTTATGTGGATTGACTGCACCGACGCCGAAGCAAAACGAATCATGTTGGCAGACAACCGAATGAACGATTTGGCAACATACAACAACGACAGTCTCCAAGACCTTTTGAGGTCGGTAATCTCCGAAGGCGACTTGAGGGGTACGGGCTTTGATGCGACGGACATCCAGCAATTGATTGACGATGTCAGCGACGACCCAAACGAAAAAAGAAAACGCAATCTTGAACCGTTCCACGATTGTTTCTTTTTAGTGAGATGCCCCATCACCGAGCAGGGCAAAGCAAAAGCCTTGATTGAAGAGTCATTGAGAAACATTGAGGGCGTGGAAATCGCCTCCGCTACAAACTGATGAAAAGAGTTTGGACGGAAAATAGCCACCTTGGTTCAAAGGCTCGGTTACGGGCTGAGTTCATCAGGACATTGGACAAAACTGACTTGTACATCCTTGATGCGTTTGCAGGTGATGGGCGAGTTTGGGAACGAGTTGGCGAATTGTTACCCGACCATAACATCACCTATCTCGGGATAGACAAAAAGAAATACACACGCCCCGAGGTCATTATGGGCAACAACCAAAAGGTGATGAAAGGCTTAGACCTTGAAGAGTTTGATTTGATTGACCTTGATGCGTTTGGTTTCCCGTGGGAACAATTACAAATCTGCGCTGAATTGGCTCCCAATGTTCCTGTTGCCTCCACTTGCATTTCGGTCACGCTCGGACCAACCCCGTTTCCAGTTTTGAAAGCAGCAGGGATACCAAAAGACTGGACTAACAGGGATGAGGTACCCCACAGTCTCTTCAACCGTTGGCGTTGGCGCTTTTGGGAGACCTTTTGCGCTGAGTTGGGCTACACCACCACGGATTACGAAATGCACCTTGATAAGCCTTCTGTGAAGCGGTACGAAATACTTACCCGAGATAGTTGATTCACGGCTCTACAGGCTGTAAAGTTGCACCAACCGAAAGGAACACAAATGGGAATGGACTTAGACAAAGCAACTGTTGAACAACTCTTACAAGAGCGAGACAGGGCACGATACTTGGCGGCAACACTGGAACAAGAACTGGCTACCGCTATGGAAGTCATCGGCAGACTCTCCAGCGAAATTATTGTTTTGAAAGGAAGCGAAACACAATGAACACCGAACAACCTGATAAAGAAATCAAGCACGGGCATTACAGCACTTACAGCAACCACAATTGCCGTTGTGATGCTTGCCGTCAGGCTCACAACCAGTGGCATCGGGAATACCGAGCGTCAACAAACGGGCGAGAGAGGGCTTTGCTTGCTAATCGCCGTTCACGACGGATTCAACAAGAAGCCGCTGCATGGCTCAAAAGTCATTACCCTCGGGAGTACGCCGAGATTGTCGTAACTGTCAACTCAAACATTACGGCACCATAATGTTGATGCAAAGCATTGCAGAAATCAAAAGAGCCAACGAAGCCTGTGGGCAAAGTTTTTTTGCCGACGCCGCAATGGAGTTCTTTGAATCCAAAATAGAATCACCCGTATTTTTCACGCCGACCTGTTCGTATTTCATCACAAGCGAACAAGACAGCGACGGAAAAGTGTGGCTCGGCAATCGTCGCTTCACCATCAGAATGGCTCACCCCAACGGTTGCATCACAACCGTGGGCGAGTTCGGACAATACTTCACCTACGAAGAAGCACAAAGAGCAATTTTGGATTCAATCAGAACAATCTGATTACCAATGAAAGGGAAACATGACAGAAAGATGCCAGCAATGCGAACGATTACTACACGAGTGTGAGCACCCTTACATGGTTGGTCACGACGCACCAAACTTTCAAGCCGAGCAAGTCATTGTGACGGCAAAAGAAGAATTGGAAAAAGAAATTGAAAGTCTCAAAGGGCAAATAGAGTTTTTGCACCGAACGATTGGTGCTTGGAGAAGCGACTTCAGCCGTCAAAAAGGACAAACCGACCGTTGGTTCCGAGAGGCTGACAATTACCTGAACCATTACAAGGAAGCCGAGAAGGAAAGATTGTTGTGGAGGTACCGAGCCAAAGGTCTGTACGATGCGATTATCAGCAAAGACGAAAAGATGATTGCTTTTGCAATTGAGATTTACGAGGATGACAAGTAATGGGCGCTTTTCTCGTTGAGATAATTCAAATGATGGCTGTGTTTCTATGTGGCATGTTGATTGGAGAAAAGTTTCGTGGTTAGTTTTTCATGCTCGGACTTCATCTGCGCTGCTGATTTCTTGAACCGCCGTTTAGTCACGGTTCTCCGAGAGCGAGACCAATGGAAACGCTTGGCAGAAAAATACGCTGAGTTGTGTGAGTTGGACGGTTTTGGAGATGTGAGGCGAGCCGACCATGGTGCACTGACGCAATTGTGCAAGGAAGTCAAGGAATTGAACAATGAGTCTGCTCAAGAATAACAACCGAGATTTGAAGCGAGACCGCATTTGGGTGTGGTCTTTGCCTGCTTGGATAACAACGATGCCTGACGGGTCTCATTTCAACACTTGTCCTTCTGCTGGTGTGTGCGCCAAAGCCTGTTATGCACGGAAGGGAACTTTCAGATTCAGCAATGTTCTTGCTGCCCACACAAAGAACTTGACGATGGTTTTGGATGACATGGACGCTTGGGAGCAAACAATGCGAACCGAACTTGAGCACAAAAGAATGGATGGTGCTTGGGTACGCATCCATGATGGAGGAGATTTCTTCTCTGACGAATACCTTGAAGCATGGCTACGCATCGCAAGAGCGACACCCAAGTCCACTTTCTACTGCTACACGAAGGAAGTTGTTCGTTTTAGAAACATTGTGGAACCTGATTGTCCACCGAACTTCAAGTATGTCTATTCCTACGGTGGCAAGCACGACCATTTGATTTCCGACGATGACCGTCAATGCGATGTGTTCCCTGATGAAGAATCCTTGGTTGAAGCAGGTTTTGTCAATCAGGCAGCAAGTGACTTGTTGGCTATCACAGGGGATATGAAAGTCGGTATTGTTGTCAACAATCATGTTGGGGCTGTCAAAGCCATGAAGGGATTATCTATGAAACAACAACAAGAAGCACTCAGGAAGCGGGATTAGATGTTGAACTTTCTTTTAGGATTTGTTATTGGAATCATCTCTTTGCTTGTGTTCGCTTACAAGACCGTTCAAAACGAAGTGCAATACACAGACGACGATTGGCAAAGAGAAATTGACATTGACACAGACATAGACGGGGACTGGCGTTCCCAATGGCGTTGACTTCACTGCCCGCCGATGTAGTCTTTTATTCTTTTCAAAGGTGCCACATTGACAACAAAAAATAGAACACCACGCAAATACCACCCCTACCGCAAGTTTTTTCCTGCGGCGGACCTGCTGGCATGTTTTACAAGCGACATGAATGACCGCACCATTGCCGAAGCCATAGGCACATCACGCAAAAGAGTTCACGACTTCCACAAACCCAACTACCACATAACATGGCTTGAGGCTGACCGTTATGCGATTCGTATGGGGTTGCACCCTTTGTACATTTGGGGGGATTTATGGTTGGAGGAAGTAAGCCCACTCAAGAAGCAAGAGCGTCCCCCGATTGGCTAGGTTCTAATTCCCATCTCGGAGGAATTATGAATACTCAAGACTCGCCAATTTTGCTTAGTCGTTACGAAGCCCAAATCTTGCAAGACATTTTGAGGCACATTTCTACCAGCAATCAATCGGTGGTTGACGCTACTTTTCAGATGTTTCACTCGCTTCAAACCAAACTTGATGTGCCACGCCGTTCATGCGTTTCTTGCACATCTAACGGTTCACAAACCTTATGAAAGAACTAACATACGGTTATGTTGGTCGTTGATACCATGAAATTATGGCTTCACGACACTCCAGCATTGCTCTCAACGCTTCAACCGCAGTTCAAATTACTGGCATTGAGGACACCAGTAACAGAAGAGGGATGAGTATTGTTCTCAACAACGCCCACGCAACCGCAATCATGTATGTCGGAGCAACTTCCGCAACTTCTTCTACAAACTTTGGTTTTCACTTAGACCCCAACGGAAGAATTGTGCTTTCAGGAGAGTTCACCTACACGGATAAACTGTTTGCTATCGCAAGCGCAGGAACACCATCAATCCATGTTCTAGTCATGGGTGGCTGACCTGATTCCATGCGACAACTGTGAGGTACGGTTCAACCCCGTTGTGTATAGATGGCTTTGCCCATCTTGCGGG